GGTCTGGGGCTTCGCTGGCCATCTCTTTGATAAGGCTATAATGAGGGGAGCTTTTGAGTAGGCGAAGATCAGCCACTAGCTTGTTGCTCTCAATGCGGGGATTCCTTGCGAACCCGACAACCGCCTCTAGCCCCGAGCCGTGGTTCATCTTCACCTTCGTTCCATTCTTTGCCAGCTTCATTAGGTCGAGGGCTTTGCTTAGGCTAACCGCATCTACAAATAGATCGTGGCCTTTGGCTTCCCCAACTTCAAGGATGGAGACTGAGGCCATTTCGGTTTCATCATCAGCATAGGTGGAGTAGGCAACCGCTGACCTTTGGCTTTCGTCTGGGAAGTCGCTTATCGCTTGATCGTCTCCCATAAAGCGGGACACGAAATCTTTCTCTGATTCATCGGCACTAGGAATTGGTAGGGGCATAAATCCCTACCTTATGTCAAAGAAGATCGCCGTCTGCTTCTCGATATGACTTCTTTACTTCACCGCCACCCGCCATCTTGAGAAACTTGTTCACCCTAGCCATCGCCCAAGCGTTCCTAGAGTTGGGCTTGCCTCCGCTTATGGTGGGTCGAAAGCTAGTGGAGAAAGCCCCTGCTCCCCTTCGGAATACTTTCTTCAATGCCCCAAGGCTAGGAGCGTTCCTTGATGGGTGCTTGTCCTTGAACTCGGCAATCTTGTTCTTTAATGCTTCCTCGTTCTCGGCTGAAACTTCAATGTCGCCGGCTTTGCTTCGGGTCGATGCCGTGCCTTCGGGGTTCTCCTTTGAGCCTTTGATTCGTTCCTTGGGAGGGGCGGGGGTTTGGCTTACTGGTCGGGCAAGTTCTTGCGCTTTGTTCGTTCCTTGGAAAAAGCTATTTATATATATCTTAATAGCCTCACCATACTTGTCTTTGCTGTAATCTTCAGATGCAAATATCATCGCAGTTTTGGCCCCTTGTAAAATTCGTATAAATCATAAACATCTTTATCATATCTTTCCCCGTTGATGTGACCAGCAAATGTTTCAGCAACAAACTCTAGTGGGTTGGTTTTGGCGTATTCACTAACCCTTCCGGCTATACTCGTTCTTGTTTCTGCATTATTTCCAGAACCAAATCCATCATTTATATGCTCAAAAGACTTCGTTTCACCAATATCCCTCATGTGTACATTGTGTCCATACTCATGAGAGAATATGTCTTTTGTAGCAAAATACTTGTCATCAACTTGATCTTGAATTTTATCAGCTAATTCATCCCCACCTTTATTATACTGATCGGAAAATATCATTATTGAGTTTCCGTCTCTGTCTGATGTGGCAACCGCAAATGCCCCTGCGTAAGATTGCCCGTATTTGCTTTCTAGATTTCCGGTAAGGATTTGTTGCGGTGGTGGCACTTCATATCCCATTGACTTTAGATTATTAAACGATTTTTCTATTTCCATCGTTCGATCAAGATTCTCTGGCAATGTGGCATCTACACCACTTTTCTTAAAGGATTCGGAGATTTCATCTCGTCTTTTCTCTTCGGGTGTTTTTTCTTTTTTCTTTGGTGGTTCTGGTGGCTTGGGGGGAGGAGGTGGTGGCGTAGTGTCTTTTTGTTTTTGGGGCTTTTCTTTCTTGCCTTGCGGTGTTGGCCTTTTGTAATCGCTAGGAATCTTGCCACCGGGTCTGGTTGGTTCGTAGCCACCCTTGAGCGGGGGTCTGCCGTAGCCTACCGCACATTCGTTGGATGGCCCGAAAGTCCCACCCTCGGATTGCCCACAATCCCTACCCGCTACGAACTCAGTTTTCTTGTCCCTCGCATCCATCTGCCCCACGATCTTCTTTGCCCAAGAATAGCCAGCATCCCCACCCCATCCGTTCCACGCTTGCCAGCCCTTCCCCTGCTCGTCCCAAGTGCTTCCCTTTTTATCGACTTCATGCCTATCGAAAAAGGCTTTCGATCTGCGAATTGTGTCGGGCGATAGCTTCACCCCATTTTGCAAGTCTCTCGCCCTAGCTATGCCTACTGGGGTCATCCCTCGCTGGCTGGGTGGTTTTGTCTCCCGCACCTCTAAGGCTCTTTTAGCGGCATCCCTAGCTCCTTGTGGGGGTGTAAAATCTATCCCATCGTACTTCGCTAACTCTATCCCGCCCATCATCCCCTCAATGAGCATTTTAATTGATGCGGGGTCGAGACTTTCTAAAATCTCTAAGCTACTTTTTTTTTGTGCGGTTGCCGTAGGGGTGGTCGTGGGCGTGGTAGGTTCTGGGGCTGGGGGTGTCGAGCCTCCCGAGGCATCGTCTTTCGGGGGCTGTTGCTTCTCTTCCTTGGTCGTGGGGATGGTGACTCCGATATTGACCCCTGCGATGATTGCCCTTGCTTGGTCTGGGCTGATGGTTGGGAAAGCCGCCGTGATGATAGAAATTGCACCCTCTTTGGAAACTGCACCAATAGCCACGGCGTTGATGATGTTGATAAGCGATGAGACTTGCGCTCCGTTGAGTGAAGCACCGCCAAGCATATCCGCATCGCCTTCTTGACCTTGGGGCTGGTCGGTTGGCTTTTGTGTTGTCTGCGCTTGGCTTTCCCTTTGAAGTCCTTGCATAGCAATATCTGAAATCGTATCGGCTGAAACTTCGTATTCCCCAGACAAGTCTTTGATCAGCTTGGCCTCAATAGCCCTCTGCCTCATTGCGCTCTCGAAGTCTTGGCCACGCTCGGCGTAGATGTCGGCGGCGGTGCGGAGTCCTGTCTTGAACTCGGAGATGGCTGAGGCTGATTCTCTGCCCAAATCAATAGAGACATTCGCCCCGAAATTAAAGATGCCCTTGGCCGTTCTGCTTCCAGAGTTGTTCTCGATCAATCCCCTAGCAACTGCATCGGCGATCACGATGTTCTTAATTGGGCGAAGCACTTTATCGTCTAGTAGCTTCTGGTATCTGCGGAAAGTTCGCCCCGCTTGTTGCATTTCTAGTCGGGCGGTTGGGCCAGACATTGAGGAGGGGTCAACGGCAAATGAATAAGGGATGCCCACGCCCAAGCAAATGTTGCGAAGTAGAATCTTGTGAAACTCAGCAAACGCACCAGACGGACGGCTCGGGCCATCAGGGAAAACTATATCTTCACCCGGTTCTAGGTAGGAGATTTTGCCAGACTCAATAGCTTCTAGCTTGATTGTGTTCCCATTCAAATCTTCATCGTTTGTGAGGCTTGAGAGATCAGAGGCGTTGTTGTTATTCCTCTTTACGATTCCAGCTTGTGAGCTTGCGTTCTTTGCGGCCATCTTCTCGAAGTTGATAATATCGTAAATATCTGTTGCATCGTTGATTGCAGTATGGAAAGCAGAGATTCCCCTGTATTGATCAATGCGGAGTGGGTCGAACAAGTGAAAGGCTTGACTAGATGAGATGGTCGCTTGGTAGGTGTAGAAATCCCCGATGCTTCGGTTGTAAATATCGTAGGCAGTAGGCGAACCAGTATCTCGATCAATATGAATCCCACCAATCAAATCTAGGCTGGTGTAAACCTTGAATGGGTCGCCCAATCTATCTGCCTCAATGCCTTGAATCTTTAGGTTGCCATCCTTGTCTCGGACTAGAACGAAAAGAAAGTCACCATCTCGGAGCATCGACATCATTGCCACTTGCATAAGGGTCGAACCAGTATGCCGAGTCGAGATGTCGCACTTGTCCCACCACTCTGCCCAATATGCCTCAACCTCCGTATTAACTTCAGGGTTCTCGGTTCGGGCTTGGTAGGAAATGTTTGCGGCGGTGTGACTAGCGAACTTCATTAGGATAGAGCGAACAAGGCCAACATTCTCGGCTAAGTCCCTCGCCCTTTTCATCAACTCTACTCGGTCATAGTTGGAACGATAATCCTCTGCCCCAGAAAGTGAACTCGGCCCCTTGCGTTCCCTTGAATACTTTACCGCATCGTAGGAGAAGTTGACGAGTTTCTGCCGTGCAATGATCCGATTAACTGCCCCTTGCGGGTTTAGGAAGGCAACGGCTTTGTCTATTAAATTGAGTTGGGCTTTTTTCACGAGAAGTTGGCGTAGGTTGTCCGTACCCTTGTGCCATTTGCCGAGTCAATAGCAAGCGTTAATTCGGCGATGGTGGACGAAACTTCCCCGAGGTTCGCCCTAGAGAAAGAGCGTCCCGCTATTGAGTATGAGCTACCCGCCACCGCTATTGCTTCAAGACAAGTGACATATTTGTCACGCAAAGAAGTTAGGGTGGCTAGGGGTAGCCCAATGAAATCACCCTTCGCCATTGATTTCCTCTTCTGTCAAGCTAGCGGGTGAAATCCGTAGTAGCTTGTAAAGCCCAGCCCCCACGATGTTCATGCACTCACAATCGAGTAAATGGTTCTGCTTCCCGATTTGCTTCCATACCATCCTTGTTCTGCCGTTGAGGGGATTCTTCACCGCCACTTTCACCTCTGCCCTTATGTGAGTGTGCCAAACCTCGGGGGCATCATCGGCCACGAATCCGTCTGAGTGAAGGAGATTCGAGAATATGTCTTTTATACTAGGATTAGACCAACGCCAAACAGGGCAAAGCCTCCACTTCCATCCCGCCCTAGATTGACTTGCCTTACCCGAGAGGGGATCGCCATTAGAAATTCTAGCAAAGGGTCGGGTGACTTTCTGCTCCCCCACAATCTCGGAGAACGAGGAGCGATCTGAACCAACCAAGGCAATCCATCCGTGCAAGCAACATTGATAATATACATCTCGGGTTTGATCGCCCGAATCTATAAATACCATCTTTGGCAGTACCTTAAACTCGTCTGCCTTTGCTTCAATGTCTCCCCAAGTTTCAAGGCGGCCAGCCCACACCATCCTAGATTTTCCTTCGTCATTATAGGCTCGAACCAGTACCCAAGTGTGAAAGCCACCGGACTCCTGCACATCGACGGACATCACGCACTTCTCTCCCTCCCTAACCTCGCCCATTTTATATCCACCCGCCTTGATCTCGATTCGTTCCTGCTCATGTTCTAGCCAAGGCTCGGCCAACACTCGATTGATAAAATCTTGCAAGCCCACGATTCCAGCATATTTGTCTTGCAGAAACTTAACTGCCAAGCTCCCAAATGTAACCCACGGAGCGTACAGGCCATTGAGGTGATATGATCGCCTAGCTGGTTCGCCATTTGGATTGGTTGCCCTCCACTCACCCCCTCGAAGCATAGCGGTTTTTTGTCCATCGGTGATTGGCTTCTTGCATCCTTCGCACTCATAAAAGGCTGAGGATTTTACTAGGGCGAAGTCATAGACGCTATCCTCTAGCTTTGCTTTATCGTCCCACTTGATTTGCCCCCAGATAAGTTTCTGTTTCAATCCGCAGTATGGACAAGGCACAAAGAAGAATCGCATATCCCCTTTTAGCCACTCGCTCCAAATGATTGAGTCGGCAGTTGTTGGGGTGCTGGTTGCTATGATTAGGTGGTTCGGGTAGGTGCTAACTCTAGCCTCTGCTAGTTGAACTGGATTGGCCTCTCGCCCTGCTCCCGCTTGCTCCGGGAACTTGTCCACCTCATCCATACAAAGCAAGGCAATCGAGCGACTAGAAAGAGCAGATGGGCTAGTTCCAGCCCACCAGACCGAGCATCTTTTGAAATGCTGTTCTAGGATTTTTATTTTGTCTGTATTTTCTGGCTTTTCTCTGGCTAGGGCTGGGCAATCCTCAACCATTGGAAGCCATCTAGTTTCTGTGAATGATCTGGCCAAATGCTCCGAGGGCATCACCCACAAGACAGGGCAAGGCCGCTCGGCGATTCTGTATGCTAGGCCAGCGAGGATAGTTGTGGTTTTACTTGTCTGCGCTCCCCATACCAAAACAACTCGCCTAATCGAATCATCCCCGAAAGCCTCAAGGGGTTCTCGGACATAGGGGGTGAGGTTGGTTGAGTAAGCACCCGGTATATTCGTCACCCTAGCCGAGAGCGTTAGGTTTTTCTCTGCCCACTCTGGAATTGAAAGATGCTCTCTGGGCTTAAATAGTTCCCTAGTGAATCCGTTGACTTCCGCAAGCGGGTTCATCGCTTCACCATATAATCTTTTGCATAAGCCCACGCTGGGTTCATATGAATCTTGTGATGGCAATCAAAGCACACCGCCAAAAAGAACTCCACCTCATTGAGCCTGTCCCCGAATCTCCCCCGCCTGTGATGAACTTGGCTTGCTACGCTTGAGCATACTTGGCAAAGAGGGTTGAGGGTTAGGAATTGTTCTCGCACTTCCTTGTACACATCGTTTTGCAACTTCCGCTTTTTAGAGACTCGGCGTAGCGGGGAGCGTTTCATTTTAAGCAACTTTCCCGATAGGTGTATTTTAGGATAATACAATCCATTCTTGTGAAATAATTACTGATCGGGAAGGTTTCATTCGTCGAAGTAGGAAAGGCTAAGGCCAAGGATTGATATGGCAATTAGCAAAAGAAGGAAGCACTCGTTCACTTGTTAATCCACTTCCCAATACACTCAAACAAGGTAACGATCAGATACGCTAGGATGATGAAGCCCCAGAACGCAACATTAAGAATCACGACCCCAAGCACTATCCCTACGGCTATTTTTAATGCTAGTATCATTTGAACTCTCCTTCTGCTTTTTGGATGGTGATAAAGATTTGATCTACCCCTTCTTGAATCGCCACCTTTGCACATTCTGGGTCTGAGGGGTTGGCTCGGGCTGAAAGAGAGGATGGCATTGCGTCCATTAGGTTGCGGATTGCTCCGAACCAAGTTGTGATAAATTCCCGCACTTCATCCATCCTAATCGTCTGCCTTGTTGTTTCCTCATATCGAGCGTGCTCCATTTCTGCTTCTGATACTCGCTTCTTGGCTTCGCCCCATCCATTGATTGCAGACCGCATCGCAACTGGGTTTTCTGCGTTCTTTGCTTTCACCACTAGATCGTATGCGGCCACTTCTATTTTCTTTGACCTCTCCAATCTTCCCAAGGAATTTACCAATCTGAATGAGCTTGCATCTAATTCTTTCTGTGGCTCTGAGGACGGCAACGATTTCGGAAGGATTGACCTTGCTGTGCTTACCCTTGTTTGATTTGCCAGCCTCCATCGTTGAGCGTCCGATTCGGAGGTAAGGGGCATCCCCCGCTTTACCATTCTTGAGAGTTGCCCCTTGTCGATGCTCCATTTTTCTCGAAGTTCTTTTTGCGTAATCATTGGCTAGGGCTATGGCAGAGGGGTATTCCTCGTTCATTTGGCAAGCGTGGCCTTCTTGTTGGTGAGGTTTTCCCATCGCTTCACTATCACATCGCAGTAGTTGGGGCTGATTTCCATTCCGTAGCATTTGCGACCAAGTTGCTCGGCGGCGATTAGGGTTGAGCCACTTCCACAAAATAAATCTAATACTGATTTTGACTCGTGATTTCTTATGGCTTTTGAAGCTAAAGCAACTGGCTTTTGCGTTGGGTGAAGATCGTTGATTCCGTCTCTATCTTGATTCCATATTGTTGCCTCTGTTGTTTCTCCGCACCAACGCAGAGTAGAGCCTTTAGGCTTAAAGTATAAGCAGGGTTCGTGTCTTTGCTTATATTGTGCATTCATAGCGGCGTATGTCGCATTTGTCTTATGCCATATAATCAAGGCGTGAATTTCACATTTATTGTCATAAAGCGCATTATATACATCCCTTGCTTTTGAGCCTGCAAACCACATATAGCAAGGGCCATCTGTCGCAGATATGGCTACTGGCAGGAAGTCATAATAGATTTGTGTTGAGTTATCATTTTTCAATTTTTCTCTATTATTTGTTTTTGCTTCACCATTTTTATTGAATTGTATTCCACCAGAATAATCCACTCCGTATGGCGGGTCTGTGAACATCATTTCTGCCTTTTCTCCATTCATAAGCCTAGACACATCTGCCTCGCTTGTTGAATCTCCGCAAAGCAATCTGTGTTCCCCAAGAAGCCACAAGTCACCCAGCTTGGTAATCGCATCCACTGGAACTTCCGGCACTTCGTCCTCGGTTACTTCTGGGTGTGCGTCCTCCATCATCAAGGCAACAA